CTTCAAGAAATAAATCACCCATCATTACACGTAGCTTAAACCATTCCCAGGGTGGTTGATCCTCATGATAATATTTAATATCAGTAAGAATATACTCGCCAATTGTTGTACTCAAATGAGTAAGATTGGCTTCACCTTGGTATGATTTGTTTCCACGTATACTATTGCGGGTAAAGTGTTGTTGAATAGTATCCATTGCAAACACTAGGTAGGCTTCTAAGTCTGCTTCAGATGTTAACTTTAACAGACTACAAGCAATATGCGCTTTAGCTTTTCTTATCTTCTCCGTTAGGTACTGGAGTTGTGCTTGCATATTCAATCCTATCTATTGTTATGTGAGATCGGGAAACAAGTAATATTTTACCAGTGTCATCTTTATAACTTTCTGAAAATACTACTCGAGTAATCCCGCTTTGTAATATAAGTTTTGCGCACTCAATGCATGGTGAAAGCGTACAGTATAGAGTGGCGCCTTCAGATGAGCTTGAACTACGCGCTAACTTACATATTGCATTAGCCTCAGCATGAATAACTTCTTTATGCGTTGAGCCATTAGCGTGCTTGCATTCATTCGACATGCCCGAAGGCATGCCGTTATAACCCATACTAAGTATGTTACCGTCTTTTACAATTACTGCACCTACTTTGGTATCTTCATCGTGACTCATTTGTGCTACACGAAATGCAATATCCATAAATAATTGGTCAAGTTTTAATTGTGTTGGCATAATTATATACTCGTAAAAGTTTCATCAAGTGTTGAGCTTAGTCGTCCTGTTTCCGGAGAATAAGCGGCAGCTCCAGCTGACCCAGTTTTTCCAGTAAATCGTGACTTGAGGACTCTAAACTTAATGGTGTTTCTTTCTGTATCATTGTCTGATACCAAGTTTCTCGCAAAGGCAATAATGTCGAACGAGATCTGCTTGATCGAGCCACTACCTTTGATATCATCGATTGACGCAAGGTTACCCTCCTCAAATGATTTGCTACCGCCTGGTGCTTTTCTTAGGTGTGAGATTAGACCAAGCCATATGTTATGTTTCTTTACAATCTTAAGTAGATCACTCATTAGCTTGTCTACCGCTTCGTTACCACCCAATCCTTCAGAGCCTTCAGATACTGCAATGGTAATGTGATCAAGGATAAGATACTTACAACCCATGAGCGCCATGTATTCAATCTTATCCAAGAGCGAAGTGTCGGAGCAAGATCCTTGATGGTCGAGAAGTACAAGCCTTTCGTCCTTGAACACCTGCTCAAATCCTTTTCTAAGTTCCGCATCTGAGATAGCCTTAAGGTCCATGCTAGATCGCTGGAGTGCCATACCAATAAACTTTTCTGCAGTATCTCCAACACTTTCTTCGAGAGATACAAGTCCAATCTTATCGTTAGTCTTAGCCAGTAAGTCAAGAGCAATCTCTTTAATGACAGTAGACTTACCACTACCAGTGCCAGAAGTAAATAAAGTAATTTCACCATGTCGTATTCCATCTAGTTTATCATTAAGCCCATCGAGACAGGCAGGGTATGGGATACTTTCAACAGCTTGGCGGGCTTTGAATTGTTCCCAAATTGGTTCACCAACTACAATGCCAGCTGGAGACCAGGTCTGCGCATCCCAGTAAGCTTGAAGTAATTTAGAAGAGCCATACTTTAGTAGTTCATCTGATGGATCTTTTTCTATTAGCTTAGCAACTTTGCATCTACCAGCGCCAATAATCTTTGCTGCTTTTTCGACAGCTGCTTTACCAGCTTCATCTTGATCAAAGAATAGTACAACGGTTTCAAAGCGTCGGATAAATGACAGTTGATCTAGTAGTACTTTAGTACCTGATGCAGAGGGGATAGATACGACGGGATAAATTTTGCCATACTTATCATAGAATGCTTGAGCAATTGCGCAAGCATCTAGTTCGCCTTCAGTAATCACAAGAGACTTACCACCCATAGCTTGGGCTTGGCCGAACAGTTCTGTATTACTAAAGTCTCCGTGTGTACGAAAGTCTTTAGGCAGTTTGCGTTCTTTGTATGCTGTGATCTTACCATTTTTAGTATAAGGGTAGTAGTGAGAACCTCCAGAACCGTCAGGGTTTACTGCCATTTTAATTCCGAAGTAATCAACCACTGACTTTGAAATACCTCTGCTTGTAATAGCAAAACTATTTAGGTCTGCAATTTCATCTAGTCTAGCAGTTGAAGTTGTTGTAGGTAAGGCATTGAATTCATTCATATTTTCAGGTACTTTCTTTGTTGAATGGTTACATGAGAAACAGTGTGCGCCATCATTATAGATAGTAAATGCATCTGATGAATCGCATTTAGGGCATTCTGTTTGTACGTATCGTGTCATTTCCATAGCCTTTCTTCTTTAGCTTGTCTGATTTTCTGTCGCTTCAAAGAGCTTGCTCGCCTCTTCTGCAACCTCTTCACCTTCTTGTATTTTTGATTGTGGAATTCCTCCCACTCTAACATAGAGGAACTCTCTTCCTTTTGGGACGATCGTTTTGTGTAGTTCTGCATGATACACCTTGTTGTCATTGAACTCCTCAAAGATACCTTGGTATGTATCGAGGAGTGGTTTAATTACATTATCAATATCAGCTGCTCGATTAGAGAAACCAGCTACAATATAAAAGGTTACTTGGTCATCGCCGAAGGGCCACTCGACCCCTCGGATTTCATCACGTAATTCATTTTGATAGTCAATGTAAACCTTCTGTTTGATCGACTTGTTCCTGTACGTCATGTTGTTTGCTGACAACGGTTTTATTCTGAAGGTGTGTTCCAATATCTTCATACTCGTTCCATGATGTTAGCATTCGTAATAAACGATAACTAACTTCTAATTGTTTTAGGGAACCGCCATGTCCTCGCCAAGCTGCTCTAACTCTATTCCATCTACGTTTTTCTGGTATGCCCTTCAAAATCTTTTCAGCTTTCTTAGGGCCAATACCTTTTAAGCCTGGAATATTATCTGCATTATCTCCGGTTAAACACTGCAGCATTAATCGTAAATGAGCTTCATCATCATCAATAAATTGCCAAGTATCTTTACCGTAGTTGTAATGGTTCCCAGGTATTTGTAGTAAGTCTTTATCAATACCACAAATAACATATTGATTTTCGTTTTCTCTGGCTTCATATGCCCAGATAGAAACTAAATCATCTGCTTCCATTCCATTCGCAGCGACTGCACCTTGATCTAAGGCATAGCGATGTAGAAAGTTTAGCTTATCTTTAATGTCTTGATCAAGATCAGGACGGTGTGATTTGTATTCTGGATAAATATCTTTTCTGAAATTACCCGTACCTTTTACTGCATAGTAAGGAGTAAAGATTTCCTCTTCATCAAAAGGATTACAGAGTTTATCTTTAACAGTAAGCTCCATCTTTTTACAGAAATTACTATAGTTCTTTCGTAGATCTGATTCTGTTGTTGAACCATATGCTACCTTAAAGAAAATAGAATCTGCATCTACTAGCATATTAATGTTTGTCATAAGTGACTCCAGATTTATTAGTGAACATCTGCATAATTGTTTCCAATAGAACCTTCACCTGCCATGATAGTAACTCCGACTTGTTTAGGTCCTTCAGCAAATGATTCAATAAGAATTTGTAAAACACGATCAGCGTCTTTGTCTGCCACAGACCAAGCTACTTCATCATGATAGTATAAACGTGGTTGTGCATCAAGATTTTCTTCTCTAATCTTTTCAATTTGGTAAGCAACTGCAGACTTAGTTGTAATTGCTTCACAAGATTGCAATAGGTAATTAAGGGTTTGATAAGGTTGCGGTGTATATACACGACGACCGTCAAGCCCAGGTATATAACCTTCAATGCAATTTGCTGAAGTCTTTTTCCAGATTTCTTCAATTCGGTTTTTCAAATCTTTTAAACCTGGAATTGCATCACCATATTTTTCTATTGAATCATTACCTGCTTTAACAATCTTCTTACCTGTTAGAACTTGTCCGAGTTTAGTAGGACCAGCACCGAATAAGTAAGCATAAATCCAGGTCTTAGCAGTACGTCGATCAGTACCAATAATGTCTGCATTATATTGATGGATATCTCCAGACAAGATTTGGTTTGTTAGGTTTTGATCAGAAACATAATGGGCTAGGGATCTGAATTGGTTACCACTAGAGTCAGCACCAACAATCTTACGACCTGGTTCAGCTACAAGTAATTCACGTAGCTCTTTACCCCAAGCTGCATTAACTGCAGGTAAGTTAGCAATAACTTCATGACGACACCGAAAGGTTGGGGTGCCTACAATCCATAGCCGACCATGTAATCTACCATCCTTTAGTTCACGGAACCAACCTTCGAGTACGCCTTTACGTGAACGAAGAGTTGTCCATTCATCGATAAGTAAACCGTGTTCACCAACCTTAGCAAGAGATGTAGATGTTAGCTTAGGTGATTTCTTTTCCCAGCCATGTAC